CGATGGCTGTTCCCTTTGCCAGTTCACTCATCGCCGAGCCTCCCGCAACTCCTGACAGGGGACGCAGGTTTCGCAACCTTCAATCTTCTGCTGTCGAAGCAACGGGATAGGATCGTCACAGTCCTCGCAAAATTGAGCGCTGACACGAGTCGAAGGCACACGGCGACTGCGGTGAAGTGCTACATCAAGCAGGAATTGCGCCTGGTCGTTGGCGCGATCGATATCGTCAGCCATTGTCCTGACCCTCCATCGCTTCCCGCGCACCAGCCATGATGCCTAGTACCGCACGGATCACATCAGCTCCGTGCTTCTCCAGCGCGAGGACCTCATGAAGCTCCCAGACGTTGTCCTTGGCAGCTTCATGCATGCTCGATACGAACTCTGCGGTCTCACCCAAAACATTACCAACCGCTTTGAGCGCTTCCGAGGTTGCGGGTACCGGCACTGGCTTGTACCAAACCACCCCGGCAGGGCGCATCAGCGCATCCAATAGCAATGGATTGGCCGTCAGCCGGACAACTTCTTCCAGCTCGTCCGGCGTCAGCCAGCGGCGCTCTTCGTCGAGTTTCAGTTTCTTCTGAAGCGCGTCGTTATCCATGACCATGTCGAAAGCCAGGGCTGTGATGCCGCCCCGATAATCACGCCCGGCGCGGTAAAGCGCATGACGCAGAGAAAGGACCGGACCAGCGTCCGGCAAAAGATCCGTGCGACTCATAACCGTAAATCCCCTGTTTACGGTGTGGCCGTAGAGTCAAACACGCTCTATTCTACGACCACGACCGATGTGCTGTGCGAATCGTGCTGTGCAGCACGGTTCATCGTTCCAGTCGGCCCAGGGGATTCTTATGGTGAGAGGTCCTGGGCCGACGCGCTAAGTTGGGCTGGGGTTGAGAGGCCCCAGCCCGGCACCCTTTCAAGCTTTGGGCTCCACGCCCCCAGCCTCTTTAACTTCGTTGTATAAGCGCTCAATCACCTTCCCAGTTACATATCGAACATCTGCACCTTTCGCGGCACGATTAATAGTCGGCTGCGTTGTTCCCACGCGCTCTGCAATTACTCGCTGGGATAAACCAGCCTCCAGCAACTCCGCGAGCATTTCTTGGATAGTCATCTCATTCACCGATGCGCCTTCGCATTGGGCGCAACAATACACAAACGTATTGATTCATTCAATACAATTGGCGATACGTTTATGAATCAAGGGCAAAAAAGTGATTGGTGACCGCATCACTCAACGCATGGCCGAATTGAACCTATCCGAGGGTGAGCTTGGTCGACGCTCGGGCGTTCCTCAGCCAACAATTCATAGAATCGCTACAAACGCCGTAGCCAGCCCTCGCCAAGAGAATGTTGAAAAAATTGCTAAAGCACTAAAAGTCAGCAGTGATTGGCTATGGAAGGGAGGCAGTCTAAAGGAAACAAGCTCCACCGTTCCCGACGCAAACATTGAGCCCGGGCCTGCCATCAAAGGATATGTTCCACTGATTTCGTGGATCCAAGCTGGCGCCTGGTGTGAGATATCCGATGTCCGCACCTTGGATGACGCAGAGATTTGGCTACCATGCGCCGCCTCACATAGCCTCCAGAGTTATGCCCTCCGAGTTCGCGGTCTTTCCATGTTCAATCAACACGAACGGCGCTCATTTCGAGACGGAGACATCATCTTTGTTGACCCGGCAAAGGATGCCGAGAACGGCTCTCTTGTTATTGCCAAGCTGATGAATAGCCAAGAGGCAACGTTCAAACAGCTGGTCATGGAAGGGAGCCGCCGATTCCTAAAACCCCTGAACCCAGCATGGCCAGACCCGATAATTGAATTGGACGACGATGCAATGATCTGTGGTGTTGTTTTTTCGAAACTGGAAATTTTCTAATACATTTGACAGCGCCCAAGCCCGCACATACGCGGGCTTTTTTATGATCAAACAAAAAATCAATACACGTTAGTATTGACTGAATCGATACGAATTTGTATCGCTTGTCTCGTACACCTCTCACCAACGAGTACGAGACATGCAAACGACACAGCACAGCAATACCCGCTGCCCGGCATACCTGCACCCATCCGCCTGCAATTGCCGCGCCTCTGTAGAAGCCATCCAAAGCCGCACCGGGCTACTGGTGATCACCACCTCTAAAGGTCGCACCGAGGCCATCAAGCCTCTCAACACTGCCGTAGCCGATGACAGCTCCTCGCCGTTCGGGGGTGATGCAGCATGAACAGCTATCTCATTCCGCTCGCGAAACAAGAGTTACTGCATCACATGCTGCAGGTTGGCGGCGCCGCCGTATGCCCTCTTCAACGGCCAGAGCAAACAATTCACGCAAGCTTTGAAGTGGAGCTCACCGACGACAGCGCAGTCATCAGCGTGGACTTCGGCAGCCACACCGGAGAACTGACCCTCAAGCGATCAGATCGCGCCAATCACCTGCACCTGCGGGATTTTATTCAGGACATCGCGAACGGCCGTATTGAGTCTGCAGAGACTACGCCGCCGCCAGAGCAACATGATCGTGTAGCGCAAATACAGCAAATGCTGGCCGAGTCGGAAGCACTGCTGAACAACGCTCGAAAACTGCTCGTAGCCTGAGGACAGTGCCGTGAATCGCACACTGGATCAAACGGCCACCGTGCTAGGCCTCAAGCCCCGCGCCTTCCGCACCAGGTTGCGAGAACTGCGCATCCTGACCAATGACGGCGACCTGGCCAGCCATCACCGCGACCGGGGCTATCTGTTCTCGGATCCGCGCAGCGCCCAGATCGGAAACACCACCCGCTACAAGCACTACGCGGTGGTGATGGTCACCGAGGCCGGCGTGCAATGGCTGGCAAAGAAACTAGGAATCACCATTACACACAAGGAGGCCTCCGCATGAAAACGAACCAAGCCAATGCCTACACCCAAGCCGTCGGCGCCCTGAAGTTAATCCCGATTTTCCTTAACTGCCCAGGCGTCATCAGTCGCGCCACGCTGATTGGAGCCTCGACCGAAGCGGTTCAACTGCTGGAAAGCATGCCGGTACTAAGCACCGAACTGGCCGAGGTATTCCGCTATGTCAATAACGTAATTCAAGACGGCCAAGTGGCCTACGTCACCCCTACGAACCTACCTGAGTATCCGTTCGGCGCCGTGATCACTGACGAAAAAGGCCAGATCTGCGCCGCAGGCATGGGAAAAAGCAAAGACGGCCTCGCCGAATTGATCCGGCTCAAGCTTGTGCCCCAATCGGAGGGGTTCGGGGAGGAAGTAGCGTGAGCAACACCATTGATCAACTGCGTAAGGAATGGGCAACTCCATGCCCAACGTTATCCGCCATTCGTGAGCGTTATTTCTCTCACATAACGAGTGATCGCTACCTGCTCCGCAGGATCAGCGTAGGACGAATTCAATTGAAGGTGACTCGCCTCGGAGGCTCAGCAAAGGGCACAGCAGTCGTATACCTGCACGATCTAGCCGACTACCTCGATGCACAAGTTACGAAAGAAGCGGCGTAATTCAACCGTGGGGCCAGCATTCAGGGATAAACCACCCGAGTTATCCAGCATTGAAATAGCCTCCCACTCACGCCACCCGCGATGGGCACGACCCAGGAACACTCAACATGCAAGCAGACGCTCCAGCCATCATCGCGATACTCGCTCCATTGGATTGGACGTTTCTTGCGTTCGGAAAATGGCGCGACTTCCTGCACGGCAACCCAAAGGGAGATAGGTAATGGAGCTCCAGAGTGAATTTCTTTCAGACGACGAGCTAACAACAGTTACGGGCTACAAAATCCCGTCCTTTCAGCGTCAGTGGCTACAACGCAACGCTTGGGAACACGTCCTCACCGCTGCACAACGCCCCGTCGTAGGTCGCGTATACGCCCGCCTGAAGCTTGCAGGGGTGAAGCCATCAGCAACCAATGCTGTCGCTGAAACCTGGTCTCTTGATCTCTCACGTGTAGGTTAACGATGCGCCAGAAGAAAACCGCAAACCGAGATCTGCCGCCACGGATGATCCGCCGTAGTCGCAAAAGAAAGAATGGCAGCACCTGGACGGGTTACTACTACAACGGCAGGGATGCTGAAGGAAACAGGGTCGAGATACCGTTGGGCAGTGATCTGGACGAGGCAAAGATCGAATGGGCGCGCCTGGATCGAAAAGCCACACCAAAACCAGCACACTTGATGGGCCGCCTCTTTGACGACTATGAATCGAAAGTCATGCCAGGGCTGACAAAAGGCACCCAGGATGACTACCGCAAAGGCTTAAAGCAGCTGCGCAACTCTTTCGAGTCTGCCCCACTAGAGGCAATAACTCCGCAGGTAATCGCCCAGTATCGCGACGCCAGATCGGCCAAGGTTCGAGCGAATCGGGAAATCGCCCTGCTGTCCACGATGTTCACCTTCGCCCGCGAGTGGGGGCTGACTGACAAGGCAAACCCTTGCATCGGCCTACGGCGGAACAAGGAGACGCCGCGGGACTTCTACGCAGGTAAAATCGTGTGGGATGCGGTTTACGCACAGGCCCCGCCCGAACTCAAGGACGCTATGGATCTAGCGTACTTAACGGGGCAACGCCCTGCTGACGTTTTGAAAGCATCAGCGACAGACATCAACAATGGATTCTTGCTAGTTGGCCAAGGCAAAACTCAGAAACGCCTGAGGATCCGCCTGCACGACGGAGCTGCCGCCTCTGACCTCAGCGCCTTCCTGGATACATTGCTAGACCGAAAAGCTGTTGCTGGAATAAAAAGTTCCAATCTGATCACAAATCAGGCAGGACTCCGCATGAGTTATGCAATGTTGCGAAATCGCTGGGACGAAGCACGAGACAGGGCTGCAATTAAGGCCGCGACCGATGGTGATTTGAAGTTGTCAGCCACAATCCGGATGTTCCAATTCCGTGACATCCGGCCAAAAGCGGCCAGCGAAATCGAAGACATTGGCCATGCCAGCAGCCTGCTTGGACATTCAACGCAGGAAATGACGAGAAAGGTTTATCGACGTGTCGGGGAAATTGTACGACCCACGAAATAATGAAATGCACGGAAATTGTGCCCACGACAGGGGTAAACAAGAGTAACTGGAAGGCCTCCAAGGACAGCGTCTTTCGCTCCTCAGAGGCCCTTAGTTGAGCGCTTAGACCTTCAAAAAGAACCGCACGCAGGCTTGTGTGCGATCCGCCAAGAATGTTGGCTGGCGGTGATCGACCATCACATCCTCTCGTCGATTTGCGTCCTCCAGACTCTCACCAACTATCACGAGGAGTGAGACTGATCAGGCCAATTCTCTGGAACTAGCGCAGGCGGCTTGGTCCAAGGTGACTCAACCAAGGAGTCTTGGAACCACTGGTCACGCAGATTGGCGTGCTCCGTAATAATGAGTTGAAAACCTGGAACTTCGTCTTGTGTGAATTTCAGCAACAATTCAAACAGTCGACGCACAGCTGTAAGATCGGCATCTGCTGCTTCTGTTTTTTGAACCGAACCATCGGCCTCATGGTAGATCTTTTCCGACGGAAAATAGACTTGAGTGGGTTGATCAATAAGCAAAAACTGAGGCATTGGACGGTTATTTTTCGCCGCAAAAAAATGCAAGGCAAGTAATGCCGACAAATGATAGGCAAGATGGTTCTCGCCACCGCCAGTTCGACTCATTGGCACTGGACGATCAAGGCGATCGAAAATAATCGTGAGCTTGTTGAGATCCAATCGAGCCGGAAACGTGCTGAATTCCGCTTGAAAAGTTCCAATATATTCAGAGATTTTCGCGGAAATATTGCTCAAAATTGATGCAAGCCGCTCATTGCTATCATCGGAACCAATTTTTTTCTCCAGCTCCTCAACTTTGAATTTGAGTCGGCGATGCTCCGCTTCTCTCGAGGCAAGCTCTTCGTTGGGCACCAAGTTTTCCAAAAATAAACTGATACGTCCAACAACACGAGCCGCCGCATTGTTACGCGTGCCAAGCTGGGCAATCACCTCATTAGTAGCAATAGCTGCGGACAACTCTACTTCCTTATCCGTTATTGCATCTATTACCTCCTGCACCTTTCCGCCAAGCTCGGATAGGTATACTTCCAGCTTTGGACGCTGTCCAACGACAATACTCATCTCTTCATCCAGCGTGGCTAGCTCCTTTAGCAAAACTTTCGCAATCGGAGAATCCAACGCCAGATTTTTTTCACAGAAAGGCCATTGCCAATCGCCTGTTTGAGTATTTTTAGGGAGGGCTTTTATCGAGGCCAATCGATCCTTCTGTTCTGCAGCCTCGCTTTCAAAGCCACTAGCCTTCTTGGCGAACTGGCGCGCCGCATCGATCCTACCTTGTGCCTCACGCCGATCCTTCCTCAGTTGAATAAGCTCTTCTTCAAGTTTGGATATACGGTGACCATCGTCTTCTGCCATTACCGTCGGAGTCCATTGCAAAGCGATCCCTAAAGCGCCGATCACCCCATCAACATTTACTTGCTGACTAGCACTATTAATGATCCCGACCGCCATTGCCTCCGAGTAAAGGCTAATACCCTTTTGCTGCGACGTATCAATGGCATCACGAGCCTGATCAATAAGCTTCGCGTTGAGCTTTAGCTCTCTTTGAGCTGCCCGTAGTTTGGCTTCGAGCTCAAATCGATCACCTGAGGAAATACCAAGAAGGATCGGCAAACTGTCACGAATCGCTTGTGGCTGAAAGTCCTCATTCTGACGATAAAAAAGCTGATCTTTATTCGCAATAAGCCCTTGCTTTTGAAACAGATAATAGTAGGTATGTTTGATATTTACATCGTAACTTGCCCGACTATGTTCAAGCGCAACATCGGTACGATTTTCTGGAATACCGAGCAGTCGCGACAACAAAGCAGTAACCGACTCATCATCGGTGTTTACCGCAAGCTCTTCGTAGTCCGGAATAGCTAGACTGCTCCCTCGCCGAAGCATAGCGGTACTACAACTCGAAGCGCCCGACTTTGGAGTAGGTTTCGCAACCAGCACCTGTTCCTGGTTGAACTGATAAATAACAACAAACCAAGAAACCTTGTCGCGAATAATACCCTCAGGAACATTGAAAGTTGAACGCCCCATACAGTATTCAATAATTTCAGAAAGTGCAGATTTACCAGTAGATGAGCGACCGGTAATCACATTAAGACCGGAAGTTTTGAATTCAAGGTCACGACGCTGAGCGTCATGGCTAAAAATATGTATAGATTTAATCTTCATGGGCGTATTCCGAAGGTCGTGTACACGGTTACGCGATCGGCGATGCGCGCAAATTCTTTTCCGATGATTCGAGCAACACGCTGACAGGAAACAGATTCAATTGTGCCGATAACTGATTTACGCACTTTGTCCGGCACAGTCTTCATACGACCTGATTCAGAAAGGGAGAAACACCCATGCTCCATCAGTAAGCCTAGCGCTTCAAACGCGAAGGGCATCAGATCACTGGTACGGTCGGCAAATCCCACCAGCAAGCTGGGGTTCTTTTCGACAGTCCTCAGTAGATAGCTACGAGAATTGTGTGCAATCACCTCGCGAGAGTCCTTGTGCAGGCAGAGGGGTAGTACAAGCAGCAGGAGCGAGAATGGCATTCCATCAACATTCTCCTCCTCATAGCCCTGCATTGCCCTGAATAGAATGAGCCCGCAAAAGGCCGGGTTAAATAGATTGCGCACTTCAAAAGGTCGTTGATCCCAGCGTTTCATTTATTGGCTGTTCCTAACAAGGATTCGACACGCGCCAGAAAACGGGGGTGCCAGTAAACTCGAGGAGAAGGACGGGAATTTGCAAGAATATGGAAGCCGCCTCGAACAACATATGGCTCTGTGACACGCTCGCGAATCCGAAGCGAACTAATATTCCCGCTTTCGATGTCGGCCCATTTGTACAACGCCTTACCAGCACTTAAGAGGACGGCGTCTGCGCTTTCTTCATTAAGATCCTCAAATACCACGTCCCGGTAGCGACTCCATTCGTCAACCAGCCTATCTTCATATGCCTCCATTTCATCCAAAGCCAGAAGATTCTGACGCGCCCAGGCTGAACGCTGCTCAAAAGCCCTATAGTAGTCCAAGATGGCATTTCGAATTCTGTTTGAACCCACACCGATTTCACGCAATTGCACAACGAAAAGTCGAGAATCGCTATCCGCATCGATTTCGTTGTCGGGTGCTTTTCCTCGAAAGGTGATAGGTAAATTGTCAGATTTGTATTCTTCTGAAAATTCAGAGAGTTTGTCTGAAATTTCGTAGCCGTAGATCGCCTCTGTACGTTTTCCCGTTAAGAGATTCACAACAATATCGCTCCACCAGCCCTCAAGCCGTTCAAACACGGCTACGCGAAACTCGCGTCTAACACTTCGCATATGTCGATCTTTTATGATCGAGGGCACATCATCAATTCGTGGACCTTCATCAAATATAACAATACGAGAAAGGAAGTCATCTTTCTCATCACCGCTGAGTAAATTAAACTCTTCGGCGATTGATAATATTAATTTTGATTTGGTTTCTGCAAGAACATCATCAGCAAGCTTCGCCAAAGACTCGACGCTTCTTTCGTTTGGCGTATTCGAGACAAGAAAATTCTGTAGAAAAGAGGATTCCGAGACGGTGCCCGTTGTAAAAAGAAAGAATCGGAGGTTAGCTTCGCTACGTCCATCGCGATTGTAACGAGCCAACCAAATACGAACGGACTTCCAGAAGTCAGTAGAGAGATCGCTTAAACGATCACCCGCGGCCTTATGCTTCAGAGAAGCGAGCGTCTTAATACCACTTTGATCAACAAAATCCAGATCATCATCTTTCTCAATCAAGACAGATGTATTTTCCGGTAATTGCAAAAGTCTCAGCAATGCGAAACGCGGCTGGTAGATGTATCCCAATCCTTGTTCGCCAGCCGAATACTGGTCGGTCGAAGTTGCTGCCATACCCATATCCTTATGTAAATTTTTCGGCAGACTCCCCAAAATACCAGCTTAAGGCGCAATTACTTTCACTGCCATACCCGATCCGGCAAATTAAGGGCGACTCAAAAACCTGACGAATCATGATAATAACAAAATGCCAGCACAGCGCTACCCACATTTTCTATCTTGGCGGACTCCCCTCCAAGCTTCCCCATGACGAACGCTGCAGAGAGCCCCTCCTCCCACCCGCCAAAAAGGTCAGCGTCCTGCATTTGCAACTGATACCTCTTACATCTGGCTGCTTTTGCCGGCCATGAGGAGTCACATTGCGGAACGCCACCCAAAAATTGCGGAACACTTCACTTTCCTGCGGGCAATAAAAAACCCCGTAGATCTTTGATCTACGGGGCTTTTAAGAGTGGAGGCCGAGGTCGGAATCGAACCGGCGTAGGTGGATTTGCAATCCACTGCATAACCATTTTGCTACTCGGCCTCAAACATCTGATGTCATGTAGCACAACATCAAACGCGTACAAACTTGGAGGAAGATTCGTGATCTAACTCCTTGAAAACATTGAGCTTTTTCAGCGGTCAGTGCTTTCGATGGCGTGAATTATGTACTGATTTCCCGAGGCTGGCAACCCCTTGATTTCAAAAAAAATTCCGTCA